GAGGAATTTTCATGCCCCCTGCGCTTTTACGACTTGGTGCTCTCTTGTTCTTTGGCTCGCTCGCGTTTGCTGATGCTATCCGGTTTTTTGGCTCGCTCATAAACGATGGTGCTCTCTGAGATCATGGCTCGATCAGGTGGACTGGTGCTCTCGGACGAAGTGACTCGCTCGAGCAAGATGGTGCTCTCGCTTGGCATGGCTCGCTCGCGGTGACTGGTGCTATCAAAAGGCATGGCTCGCTCCGCATTGATGGTGCTCTCAGCGTGTTTGGCTCGCTCGCAAAAAATGGTGCTCTCCGATTATCTGGCTCGCTCGATCAACATGGTGCTCTCGCTTGGCATGGCTCGCTCGCGCTGGCTGGTGCTCTCTCAAGCGTTGGCTTGCTCGCGTTGCTTGGTGCTCTTGGTTCCGATGGCTCGCTCCTGCCAACTGGTACTCTCCGGCCGATTGGCTCGCTTCTGGCCAGTGGTGCTCTCCGGGTGTTTGGCTCGCTCTTCTCCGCTGGGTGCTCTCTCTTTTCGTGGCTCGCTCTGCCAACGTGGTGCTCTCAGCATGTATGGCTCGCTCGGCCAACGTGGTGCTCTCAACATATATGGCTCGCTCGGCGAACGTGGTGCTCTCGAAGAAACTGGCTCGATCTCGTCACTCCTTCCAGCCCGGCGGGGCGATGTAGTGAGCGTGCTCCCCGTGGCTGATGATGTAAGGCTTCGGCGGCGGCGACCCCGTCTCCACCTCATGCCACACATGGTGCAGATGCGACAGGAAGAGCTTGACCGCGTACCGCTTCGACCGCGCATGGATGTGCGCCGGCGGCAGACGCCCCGCCTCGTAATGCTTGCGCGCGTCGGTCTCGGGCCGGAACTTCTTCGCCGCCAACGCAGCAGCAGCCTGCTCCGCGAACTCCCCGCGCTCGTTGCGCTCGGTCTCCAGCTCCTTCCGAGCCCTCCACACATGCCCGTAGTAGCCGTTGGGCATGCCCGACACCTTCACGAAGCTCTCGCCGATGATCCAGCACAGCCGCTTCAGGCTCGCGTTCCACGGGCGCTTCTCGCCCTTGCCCCACGTCACCGTCGGATCCAGACCCGCCAGACGCCACCACGCGCCCACCGTCGGCCGCAGCTCCAGACGCGCCACCAGACCCGCCGAGATCACGGGGCCTATTCCGCACTGCGACAGCGCCCAAGCCCCCTGCGGATGAGCCGCAGCGAACCGACCCAACTGAGCCTTCAACATGTTCTCCCCGACCTCGTTGAAGCCCTTGAGCCAGTCGATGGCCTGATTTGGCTCTCCCGCCTCCTGAGCGGCCCGCTGGCGGTTGCCTTCGATGATGCGGCGGTGCTGCATCTGGTAGTAGCTGTCGACCAGCCAGCGCGCCTCTGCCCTGCCCAGCGTGGCCGCCGCAGCGCGCTGGTCCTTTGTCAGCTTGCCCAGCGCCTTGAAGTCAATGTCCTCGTAGTCCAGCATGTCACTCTCCCGTGTCGATGGTTCTGGCCGTCAGGATGCCAGCCCGCTCGGGGCTGGTCACCAGAAGGTCAGGCCGCCATGCGGATCTCGCGCGCCACGATGATCGTCTTGCGCAGGCCGCGCTTGTGGAAGTCGCTGGCCCACGGACGCTGACGCATCGCCGCACGGTAGAAGGGCGCGTCGTTCAGCTCCAACATGACACGCTCCATCAACGAACGCTCGCGGATCAGGCTCTTGCGGATGTACGAGACCCAGCGGCCGTTCTCGGAACGCAGGCGGGTGAAGCTCCACTCCTCGCCCTCGTGCGAGAAGTGGCGGGTCATCGTCGGGTAGCCGCCGTGCTTGGCAGCGAAGGCTCGGGCGTCGGCCCGCAGGCTGTGGCAGAAGGCCTTCCATTCGGTGCGGTTCATGTCTGTCTCTCCCTTGGTTCTGATGGTGATGCAGGCCATCAGGCCTGCACCCTCCGTTTCATTTCTTCGATGACCTCGGTCATCACGATCCGCACCGAGTCGTCGAGCCACTGGCAGACGCCCTTGAGGTTCAGCATCTCGTAGGCGGCCAGACCGTGGAACAGCGGCGACAGGTCGGGCACCGGCTTGCCTGCTTCGGCCAGCGACAGCGCGAAGCTGTCACCGAGGGTGCGGACGTTGTCGAAGGCTTTGGCGTGGTTCATGTCTGTCTCTCCCGTGTTCGTGTTGCCTTATGTGTTGACTATACAGCCGCCGTCGGGGTGGTCAACAGCTTTCTGCATTTTTTTCGGCCCCGGCTGTCTTTTTTTCTGCCGGGGCCGCAGGGGGTGCGGTCACGCCGCCCTGAGCATGCGGGCGCGCGCCTTCTCGACGACGGCGCCGACGTTCGTGATCATCTCGATCCCCGTCTGCCGCTGGATGTCGGCCAGCGCAGGCCCCCACAAAACGATGCCCGCGTCGTCCTCGGCGAAGACCGCCTGCAGGTAGGCGTGGTAGCGAACAGCAAGGCTCTCGGCTTGTATCTTGGTCATCTCGGTCTCTCCTCTGGTTGGTGGTGGTGACTGGGCGTTCAGTCGTAAACGCCCAGTTCGATCAGCATCTCGACCTTGTGGGGGAAGTACTCGACGTCGGTGATGCCGTGGTGCGAGCGCAGCCCCGTGAACAGGCCGCTGTCGAGATAGCGCGTACCCGTCACCGCCAGCGTCGGCTCGCCCTCGGCGGCCAGCACCATCAGCACGCGCTTGCTGTCGAGCGCGAAAGCGTCGAGTACCGTGCGGTCGATGCCCTCGAAGTTGATCTTGCTGCCGATCATCTCGGTCTCTCCTCTGTGTGTCTGTCGTTGCCTTCTGTTACCTATATAGGCAACGCCATCGTCGAGGGCAAGGGGGTATCTGCAAAATTTTCGCCTCGAGCCGCATTTTTTCCGTTGCGCGCCGCGCCGACCGCCCGTAGACAGGGCGGCACAGGAGGACACCACATGCTGCTCACTATGGACACCATCCGCAGCCGCCTCGCCGACCGACGCCTCCACGTCGTCGCTCAGGAGACCGGCATCAACTACGACCGCCTGCTGCGCCTCGTCAGCGGCAAGCAGGAGGCGCGCGAAGAAGATCTCGCCCGCCTCACCGCATACCTCGAAAGGACGTCGACATGATCTTGCTCGGCATCGACCCCGGCAAGCAGGGCGCGTTCGCCGTCTTCGACACCGTCTACAACTCGGTCACCACGCACGACATGCCCGACACCATCGGCGGCCGCCGCGAGCTGCTGTCCCAGATCGGTCGCGTCGACATGGCATGGGTCGAGCGCCCCTTCTACCCGCGCATGATCGGCGTCAAAAACGCAGCCAAGATCGCGGAAGGCTACGGCATCCTGATCGCCTGCCTCGACTTCGCAGGCATCCCGACACGCCTCGTCGACCCGAGCGTCTGGAAAAAGCACCTGCACCTCAACAGCGGCAAGGCAGCCAGCCGAGCCCTCGCCTCCATGACGTGGCCCGACTGCTCGGACCAGTGGAAGCTCGCCAAGCACGACGGCCGCGCCGAGGCCGCCCTCATCGCCCTTTACGGATGGAGCAAGATATGATCCGCCACGACCTCACCAACCGCGAATACCACGCCCACCCCGCCATCTCGGCGTCCGACATCAAGACCGCTCACCTCAAGTCGATCGCCCACTGGCGCCACGGCGTGCGCAAGGAGTCGACCGCCTTCGATCTCGGCACCGCCGTCCACGCGATGGTCCTCGAGCCCGAGAAAGAGCTCGTCCGTCGCGGGCCCGCAGACCGCCGCGGCGACAAGTGGAAGCACGCCAAGATGGCCGCCGATTTTGACGACATCCTCCTCCTGCCCGAGGCCGAATACGACCTCGCCGAGGTCATCGCGCAGTCGGTCATCGCCCACACCCCGGCGTGGCTTGACGTGCCGCGCACCGTCGAAGCCTCCATCTTCGCCAGCGACCCGATCACCGGCGTGGACATCAAGTGTCGCCCCGACATCTACATCGAAGCGGACGGGCTCATCGTCGACCTGAAGACCTGCGCCAGCGCCTCGCCACGCATCTTCACGCGGGACGTCCACGCCTACGGTTACAACTTGCAGGCAGCCTTCTACCTGCGCACCCTGCGCGCCGCAGGCCTGCCCGCCGAACGCTTCCTCTTCCTCGCCGCAGAGAAAGAACCGCCCTACGCGGTCTGCCTGCACGAGATCGACCCCGACTACCTCGACACCTCGGACGCCATCGTCACGAAGACCCTGCTCGCCATCCGCGATGCGACAGAGAAAGGGCTTTACACGACGGGGTGGCCCGAGGTTAACGTCATCGCTCGGCCCGCGTGGATCTCGGCCGACGAACCCGAAGACCTCGACTTCTGATCCACCCACTGCCAACCACAGGAGAGACCAATGGCAGACAACCTCGACTTCCACAAAGTGCTCGTCAAGAACGTCACCCTCCAGTACCCCAAGCTCAACAGCTGCTACCGCTTCAACACGGGCAAGCAGCAGTCCGAGCCGTGCCAGCCCACCGCCAACGGCGCCGCATGGTCGATCAGCTTCGACCTGCCCATCGCAGACGCTCGCACGCTCCACACCGAGCTCAAGCAGCACTACGAAAACTGCCGCGCGCGCGACCCGAAGCTCCCACCCTTCGCCAAGGTGTTCGGCGCCAAGAAAGCCGAGGACGGGTCGAAGGTCACCTTCACCGCCCGCCGCAACGGCACCAAAGCCGACGGCACCGCCAACAACGCGCCCAAGGTCATCGACGGCAACAAGGAGGCCCTTGAGAACCTCGCCATCTGGTCAGGATCCAAGGGTGCCGTCCGAGCGTGGGCCAAGCCCTCGATCGACCCCGACGGCATCGGCGGCATCTCCCTGCTGCTCGACACCGTCCAAGTCACCGACCCCGTCTACGGTGACGGCGGTCTCGACGACTTCGACGTCGTGGCACCCGCCAACGCCAAGCCGGCCGAGTACGACGACTTCGGCTCGGCCCCGACGCCAGCTGCAGCAGCTCGTCCCGCCGCACGCCCGGCGCCGGAACCGCAGCAGCCGGCCAAGCCCCTCAACGAGGTGCTCGGGGACGATATCCCTTTCTGAGAACGAGAAAGCCCCGGTCGCGGGGAGGGCGCGACCGGGGCTCAGTTGGGCAGAACCAACAGACACAATATGCAGATGGGAGAGACCTGCAATGCACAATGTATCGCTTCCACCCGCCTCTGGCAAGCGCCACGAGGCTCCATAGATGTCCGTGACATTCCTCCTCGCCCACGGCGCTCACAACACGCTCATCGACTTCCCGGGCTCCGAGTACGACGGCATCTCCTTCGGTGAGATCCTCGACCGCGTCCGCACGCCCACAGCCGTCGACAAAACCGCCGCCGACTTCATAATCCCCTCGACCTACCGAGGCCACGACGGGCGCGCCCACGACACGCAGCGGCAGCGCGGATCCTACCGCATGCTCGCGGTCGACATCGACAAAGGCCACCCCTCGAAACCCGACGTCGTCGAGGCCATCCACGAGATTCTCGGCCGCTGCTCCCTCGTCGTCTACTCGTCAGCCAGCGCCACCAAGGCCGAACCCAAGTGGCGCGCCCTCATACCCCTCAAGCAGCCCATCCCGGGCAGCGACTACGAAGACATCCAAGCCGTCCTCTTCGACCTGCTCGCCCAGAAGGGCATCACATGCGACGGCGCCCTCGCCCGCTGCGGCCAGCCCGTCTTCCTCCCCAACGTCCCGCCCGACAAGCGCAAACCCGACGGCCAGCCCGCCTTCTACGACTACGCCATCATCAAGCACTCGACCTTCGACGTCGAAGGCAGCCGCCTCGAGGTCGAACTCCACAGCCGCCGCGAAGAAGAGCAGCGCGCACGCATCGCCGCCGCCGCCGAGCGCCAAGCCCGCGAACAGGAGCGCGCCCAGCGCCGCATCGACAGGCCGCACGAGGTCGACCCGATGGTCGATTTCAACGACCGTCACACCGTCTCCGACCTCCTCCTGCGCTACGGATACGAGCGCCGCGGATCGTCCTCACACTACCGATCGCCGCACCAGACCACAGCCAGCTACGCCACCCGAGACTACGGCACCCATTGGGTCAGCCTCTCGTCAACCGACGCAGCAATGGGCGTCGGGCGCTCAAAGGCCCTCGGCAAGACGTCCTACGTCTGGGGCGACGCCTTCGACCTCTACACCCATTACGAGCACCAGAACGACATCAAGGCCGCCATTCGGTCCTACGCCGGCGAGCTGCGCGCGATGTCAGCCCTGCCACCACCAGCACCACCCACCGACACGCTCGACGACTTCGACGTCGTCCCTCCTCGTCAAGGGGCAATAATCCCACCCCATTCCGACACACGCCCCGACCCCGTGGGGACGAAATTCGACCCTATTTCGACACACGCAGAACCGCCCGAAGACGACCCCTTCGCCGAGCACATCCCGGTCGGCGATCCGCCCCCGGAGCAGGTCGACTGGCCGAATTTCGTGAAGAGCACAGACGCCACCGACAAGCACCGCCGAGAGTGGATCTACGGCTACGACTACATCCGCAACTTCGTCAGCGTGCTCGCCAGCGCCGGCGGCATCGGCAAGAGCAGCCTCATCACCATCGAAGCCCTCGCCATCATCACCGGGCGAGACCTGCTCGGCGTCAAGGTCAAGCAGAAGACAAAGGTCTGGATCATCAACCTCGAAGACCCCCTCGTCGAACTCGAGATGCGCCTCTTCGCCGCCATGAAGCACTACGGCATCAAGCCGGAAGAGGTCATCGACAACCTCGCAATGGACGGCGAAGACACCTTCGAGCTCACCCTCGCCGCCGAAACCCGGGACGGCGTCATCACCAACGACGCCATGCTCGACGCCATGATCTCGCGCATCCGCAAGCACGACATCGGCGTCGTCATCTTCGACCCCTTCATCTCAGCACACCGCGTCAACGAGAACTCGAACAGCTCCATCCAGACCGTCGTCGCCATGATGCGCAAGCTCGCCCGCGAGACCTCGGCATCGGTCATGATCGTACACCACGTCCGCAAAGGAAACGGCGACGACGCCAGCGTCGACTCCGTCCGCGGCGCCAGCTCGCTGATCGGCGCAGCACGCGCAGCCCGGGTCGTCAACCGCCTCTCAGAAGAAGACGCCCTGAAGATCGGCGTCGACCCAGCCGAGGCGCGCGGCATCTTCCGCGTCGACGACGGCAAGGCCAACCTCGCACCACCAGCCCATGCCGCCGTCTACCGTCGCATGATCGGCGTCGAGATCGACAGCGGCGAATGGGTCGGCGTCTGCGTCCCGTACGAGCTGCCCGACGCCTTCGACGGCATCAAGCCGGTCGACGTGAGGAGCTTCCAGAAAGCCGTCGACGACGCAGCCAGATCCGACAGCCCCTTCCGAGAAAGCTCCCAGTCCCCGAACTGGGTCGGCCTCAAGATCGGCGAGCTTTTCGACATCGACCCAGACGACAAGGCAGGACGAGCCCGCATCAACAGCATCGTCAGGACATGGAAGCAGTCCAAGATCATCGCCATCGAAAAGGTCAAGGACATCGCCAAGGGCAGAGAGATCCCCATCGTTGTCGTCGGAGAGTGGATCACACTTAACGACTTAAGTGGTTGAAAACAAACAATCCCCACCTGACAAGTGCTGGGTGGGGAAAGGTGGGGAACTATTGCCCCACCCATCCCCACATGGTAAAAAGAAGGTGGGGGCGCGCTGCTCGAACAGCCGCCCCCGTGATCGCACGCCTAAAAGGAGGCCACGATGACTGACAACTTACCGACACCAAGCGCCGGGCACAATGTCCACCCAGCAGACGCTCTCGCCGAGTTAAGAGCGGAGATCAAGGCCCTGCAAATCAAAGAACAATTCTACCGAGGACTGCTCGCGTCACCCGGCGCCAGCACGATCGGCAGCCACTACGAAGCCCAAGTCGAAGACAGGCAAATCATGAAGCTCGACGAGGAGAAGCTCAAGGAAGCTCTCGGAGACCTCGGGCCGTACAAAACAGCCAAGATCTCGACGTTCGTGACGGTCAAAAAACGACGCTGAACGTGTCGTTTTCCTTTCCCCACCACTTGCTTGCTGAGCCTCCGGCTTAACACGGTGGTGGGGAAGGTGTCAAGCGGGCCCCGCTCGAAAAAAATCGTCGCTCGCGCGACTCGTTTTTTTTCTCGCTCGCGCGCGCGCTAAACCGGCCGGCTACCCCACCCGCCCACCTGCCGCCCTTCGGGGCGCTTGCGCTCGGCAGGTAGGCAAGTGGGTCCGCCGGCCTCAACGATCAGGAGCACCACGATGGTCCAGAAAAAAAATCGACCCCCAGAATACAGCCGCAAGAACGATCGCATCCTCCACGCCGCAGCGACGGCCAAAGAGATCGAATGCGACACCATCCTCGCACCCCTCCAACACGTCATCGAACAAGCAGACGCCAAGTACGGTTTTGATCGACTCCCCATGCTCGTCTCACCCGACACCGCAGCCAAATGGGGCAAAGCCTGCGGCGGCCTGCATGAGGCCGTCGAAGCCCGGGACGCAGAAAAAGTCCGCGCGTGGGTCATCGTCTGCCTGCGCGGTCTCGCCGCAATGGAAGCCGAGGCCGACCTCGACCCCGACAACATCCTGCCCCCAGACATCTGGGACTGCCACGACGACGAGGGCGCCTTCTGCATCATCCGCGATCACCGCCGCCACGAGCAGGCCACACGCTTGCGGCCCGGTCGCCGCGTCTACACCACCCGCGAAGTCGCCGTCGCCCTCCGCGCCCTCTCCACGTCCCTCGTCGACACGGTCAAAGACCTCTTCCCGGGCGCCGAGATCTCAGGCACCAGATCACGACCCATCGACCAAGGCGACGACGATCTCGACAAAATCTTCGATCTGTGAGACGATCCCAGATCGACGGACCAGCAGAGGACCGCAGATGCCCAAAAAGCCTACACCACAGCCCGCGCAAATCGAGCAGCAGGCAGAGGTCAAGCGCCACCCGGGTGGACGGCCGACCAAGTACGATCCCGCCATGTGCGACATCGTCATCGCCTCGGGCAAAGAGGGCAAGACCCTCGCCGAGATGGCCGCCGACCTCGAAATCCACCGCGAAACACTCAACGAATGGCGCAAACTCCACCCAGAGTTTTCCGACGCCCTAAAGTTCGCGCTGCTGAAATCGCAGGCGTGGTGGGAAGAGAGAGGCAGGCAGGGCACGTTCGGAGGCATCCCGAACTTCAACGCCACGGGCTTCATCTTCCAGATGAAGAACCGCTTCTCGGACGACTACCGCGACACGATCAAGCAGGAGATCACCGGCGCCGACGGCGGCCCGATCAGGCAGCAGCACGAGGGCGCCGTCGCCGTCAATCTGCGCGGGCTGACGGACGAGGAGCTGGCCACGCTCGAGAAGACGCTGGCCAAGGCCGTCGAGGGCGGCGAGGCGTGAACCTCGTCGTCGATCTGAGCCGGGGCGCGCATCTGCTCGCCGACGCCCGGGTCGAGCTGAAGCGGCGGGCGGCGACGGCATC